CCAGTGCTCTAGGTTGAGCTCGATGTGCTTGGCGCGCACGCCGCCGTCCATCGCCGAGGCGGACAGCCAGCGGCCATCGGCCATAACCAGTTCGCAATGGCTGTATTTGGAGCGCGTCCAGAGACGGATCAGGCGGTTGAACAACGTGCCGCGGCCCTTGTAGAGGGCGAGGTAGATCAGTCCCATAGGTTCACCATTTGGCGTTGTTCGGCGCGCACGGCCTGTTCGGGCAGCAGAACCTGCGTGCCGTGTGGGATGACCGGGCCGAGGTCGGCCAAGCCGGGGTTTGCATCGAGCACCTGCTCGACCACGCCGGCGGTGCGCCCGTAGTGCCGCCAGCAAATGGCGTCGACGGTGTCGCCCTGCTGGGCGCGCAGGCTGGCCATCAGATGAGTTCCACGGTGGTGTGGGCGATGCCGAGGATGTTGCGGATGGCCCAGCGGGCATCGCGGCGGTATTCGTCGGCGGTCGGGGTCAGGGCATCAGCGCGTTCGGCGCCGTCGCCGGTGGCACTGTAGTCGCGCATGCGCTCGGCCAGCTCGGCGCCGGCGCTGCAGGCGATGGCGCGGCGGTAAAGGTGCACGAGGTAGCTCTCGCCCTGGAGCTGCGAAGCGGGCACGGCGGCGAGGCTGGCGTGGCCCTCTTCCTCGCGGGCGCGGCGGTAGAGGCTCAGCTCGCGGTTGACTTCGATCAGGGCGTTGACGCTGGCGACCTCGAGGCGGGCATCGGTCACGCTGCCGTCCAGGCGCAGGGCGGCGCGCAGCTGGGCGCCGTCCAGGTCGGGGAACCAGCCGTCGTTCGTGATGGGGAACGAATCGGCGGCTGCGGGGGCGTTGGTGGCGATGAAGGCGCTCATGGTCGCGGCTCGAATAGGTCGGCGGTGGTCGGGGCTTCACAGCTGGGCCAAGGAGAAACCTGCTGATCCGCCCCGAGCCGCCGGGGTGCGTGGGGACGCTCAGTTAGCTGCCGGTGGCAGCGTGTTTCTTGAGGAGGCGCTCGACGCGCTCCAGATCCTTCTTGCCGCCGCTGGAGCTGTGCAGCTCGATGGCGCGGGCCAGATGAGTGCGGGCCTTCTGCAGCATGGCCACATGCGCATCGCGCACGTCGTCATCCGGGACCTTGGCCAGTACACGACCAATCGCCAGGTGCAGCTTGGCGCGGGCTTCGTCGGGCATGTCCTGGTCGCGGGTGAGCTGCTCGGTCTCGTTGAGCACGGTGAAAGAAAACTCTCCGCCGGCCTTGAGCGCCTTGAGCGCAGCGATGGCGATCTCTTCGGCGAACAGGCAGCCGGTGGTCCGTGCGAAGCGATCCGGCATGGTCATGTTGTGCTCGAGCACGTAGCGACCAATGGCGAGTGCGCCGAGGTAATCCCCGGCATCCAGGCGCCAGACCATCAGGGTGGTGAGCACTTCGTCCTGGGCACCGCGCCCGGCTGCCAGCACGCCGTCCACGTAGGGGGCGTAAGCCGGTAGCAGCTGCGCCTTGAGCGCGACCTTGCCCTCGGTGGACTGGATCTGGCTCAGGCGCAAGCGGTCCTGGTGCAGTTGGGCGAGTTGCAGTTCGTAGGTGGTAGCGCCGGCCATGGTTTGCGCCGGCGCGGTGGCGGCCGCCTCCAGGGCGGCACGCTTACGCAGCTGGTTGATCTGGGCTGGGCTCAGGCTCATGGTCAGACGGCCTCGATGTTCTCGACCAGGGCGACCAGGCCGAAGTCCTCGATGACGTAGGCGTCATTGCTCGACTGGTAGTCGGCGATGCGGTCGTATTCGGGCTCGTCCTTCACGTGGCGGCGGCGCGCACCCTCCTGCCAGTAGATCGACAGGTTGCTGAGGGTGGTTACCAGCAGCTTGCCGTCCGGGAAGAAGGGGGCATCGACGATCGGCAGGCCGGCCAGGCGAGCCTTGGCGATGATCTCGTCGGCGGCCAGCTCTTCCTCGTTGGAGGAACCGCCCTTCTCTACCGCCTTCAGCAGCTTGCCGTGCAGCAGGTTGCGCGAGACGAGCACGACCAGGTCCGGATTGTTGCGGTGCCAGGGTTCGAGCATCTGCACCGCGTCATAGGCGACGCCGTCCAGGGTCTTGTAGTCGCCGGTTGCGCCCACGGTGACCTTGCCGGATGCGGCAACCACTTCGTCGAGCACACGATCCGGGGCGCCGGTGCGGATCTTCTGCAACCAGCCGATGTTGACGTCCTGCAGCAGCGGGTTGGCGCCGATGTCGGTGGCCGCGGCGACGGAGGTGCCGTTGAAGCCGATCATGATGCGGTCGAGTGCCTGACGCTGAGCGATAGCTGCGGTCAGGCGCGGCTGGAAGTCGGGGAACTTAGCCCAGGCATCGATCAGCGGATAGGGAAACGCGCTGTCGAAGTTGGTCTGCTTGCAGCTGTAGGCATCCTTGGCCAGCGCGCTGCGGTCGGCCGGGTTGCGGCGGTTTCCGCCGGCGGTGTTGGTGCGGCCGGCGATCGGGCCGTTGACGCCTAGCAGGATGGCCTCGCCTTCCTGTTCGTTGACCGGGATGACGTTGATGCGCTTGAGAAAGTCGGCTGACTCCTGAATCGCCGTCTCCAGGCTCTGCTGCACGGAGGGCAGCACGTTGAACTTGACGATGGCCGAGGTGATGCCGTTGAGCTTGGCGACCTGGTCGAGGTATCCGTTGAACTTGATTCGGGTTTCGTTGCGCATGGGATGCTCCAGTGGGCGGGTCGAGGTCAGAACTTGGCCAGTTGCTGGCCGTCGCCGCCCGTGGCTGGCGGACGCGTGAACTGTTCGGGATCGGGGGTGTTGCCGAGTTGCTTGGTCAGCGCCTGCAGGTCGCTTTCCAGCTTGGCGAAGCTGGTCTCCAGGCTCTTGCGGGCGGTCTGCTCGGCGGCAAGCGCCTCGGCCTGGTCGGCGGAGTGCTTGGCGATGGCTTCGAGGGTTTCGGCCAGCTCGCCGAACTGCTCCTCGGTCTGCTTGCCCTTGCCGAGCAGCTCGCTGACCTTCTTGAACAGGCCCGCGACCTTCGATGGGGTGTCGTCCACCTCTTCGAAGTCCAGCTCAGCCGGCTCGGCAGCGGTGAACAGGTTGTCTTTGTCCTGCTTGCGGCTGGCGAAGGTGCCGTTCTTTGCGCTGAATTCCAGTGCCTCGGTGCCCAGGCTCGCCGGGCTGTCGGTGACCGCCAGGCCGACGAGGTACGGCTTGCCGGTGTTGGCGAACTTGGGCTGGATTTCCATGGAGGTGTAGATCTTCTGGCCCTTCTTGTTCAGGGCCAGCAGCGCCTCGTTGGGCTGGATCTGGGCGAACAGGGCAAGCTTCTTCTCACCGTTGATCTCGATCTCGTCGGTTTTCAGGGCGAGCACGTCGCCATAGGCGCCGAACTGCGAGTCGGGGGACAGGCCCTTGATGTGCTCGACGTTGATGCGCGCGCCGTAGGTGTCGCGGTTGTAGCTGGCGGCCATTTCCTCAAGCCAGCTGCGTTCGATGGTACGACCGTCAGTGGTCGCGCCTTCGACGCCGATGCGGAACATCTTGGAGCGGTACTTTTTGCTGTTGCCGGCCATGCGGGCTGTCCTCAACTGGTGGCTGCTGGGCAGGTAGTGAGGGCATGGTCGGCAGGCCGCGCCGCGCGGGCAATTCGCCAGCCCTGTACTGGCTGGACGTACAGGGCGCCGGAGTAACGACTCGCGCGCGCGAGCGGCAGCATCGGCGCCATGAATGCACCGACCGTTGAAATTCCCGTCCAGGATCCTCGCCGCACCGCTCGCCATCTGTACTGGATGGGCTGGCGGGTGACGGATATCGCCGACTTCCTGGAGGAGAAGGAAAAGACCGTCCACTCGTGGAAAACCCGGGACGAATGGGACCGGGCGGACAACGTCGAGCGCATCGGCGGCGCGCTGGAGGCGCGGTTGGTGCAGCTGATTCTCAAGGACGGCAAGACCGGCGGTGAGTTCAAGGAAATCGACCTGCTGCACCGGCAGCTGGAGCGGCAGGCGCGGATCCAGCGCTTCCAGGCCGGTGGTACCCAGGCGGAGCTGAACCCGAACCTGGAGGCGCGCAACGCCGGGCCGAAGAAGCCGCCCAAGCGCAACGAGTTCGATGAGGGCGAGATCGAGCTGCTGGAGGAGGCCTTCCGCGACAGCTGTTTCGAGTACCAGCTCGACTGGTATCGGGCAATCAACATGCGCACGCGGATGATCCTGAAGTCACGCCAGATCGGCGCGACCTTCTACTTCGCCCGCGAGGCGCTGATCGACGCGCTGCTGACGGGGCGTAATCAGATCTTCCTTTCGGCGAGCAAGGCGCAGGCGCACCAGTTCAAGAACTACATGCAGGCGTTCGTTCAAGAGGCCTTGGGCCGGCAGCTGACGGGGGATCCGATCGTGCTGGCCAACGGCGCCGAACTGCACTTCCTCGGCACGAACTACCGCACCGCCCAGGGGCGGTCGGGCAATTTCTACTTCGACGAATTTTTCTGGGTGCACGGCTTCGACGAGCTGAACAAGGTGGCGTCGGGCATGGCGCTGCACAAGAAGTGGCGCAAGACGTACTTCTCGACGCCGTCGAGCATGGGGCACCCGGCGTACAAGTGGTGGACCGGTGAGCGGCTGAACAAGGGCAAGCCGGCGGCGCAGCACGTGAAGATCGACCTGCGGCACGACACGCTGGCGCCGGGCAAGCTGTGCCGGGAGGACAAGATCTGGCGGCAGATCGTGACCATCCTCGATGCCGAGCGCCGCGGCTGCGATCTGTTCGACCTGGAGGAGCTGCGCTTCGAGTACAACGCCGAGCAGTTCGCCAACCTCCTGATGTGCGAGTTCGTCGACGACGGAGCGAGCATCTTCCCGCTGACGATGCTGCAGCCGTGCATGGTGGACAGCTGGGTGGAATGGGGCGAGGACTACAAGCCGTTCGCGGCGCGCCCGCTGGGCGACCGTCCAGTGTGGATCGGCTACGACCCGGCCGAGACCGGCGACAGCGCGGGCATGGTGGTGGTCGCGCCGCCTGCGGTGCCGGGCGGCAAGTTCCGCATCCTGGAGCGCCATCAGTTCCGCGGGATGGACTTCGCCGCGCAGGCCGAAGCGATCCGCCAGGCCTGCAACCGCTATTGGGTGACCTATATCGGCGTGGACGTGACCGGGCTGGGCTCGGGCGTGGCGCAGCTGGTCCGCCAGTTCTTCCCCAACGTGACCACCTTCAGCTACTCGCCGGAGGTGAAGACGCGCCTGGTGCTCAAGGCCTACGACGTGATCCGCAATGGCCGGTTGGAATTCGATGCCGGCTGGACGGACGTGGCCAGCTCGCTGATGGCGATTCGCAAGACGATCACGGCCTCGGGCCGCCAGATGACCTACACCGCCGGGCGCAACGACGAGACCGGCCACGCCGACCTGGCCTGGGCGCTGTTCCATGCCCTGCACAACGAACCGCTCGAGGGGCAGACCTCGGCGAACACTGGATTCATGGAGATCTGCTGATGAGCGAACTGACCACCGCCCCCGCCGCTGGCGTGGAGGCTTTCACCTTCGGCGATCCGCTGCCGGTGCTCGATGGGCGTGAGCTGCTCGACTACCTGGAATGCTGGCTCAACGGAAAGTGGTATGAGCCGCCGCTGTCGCTCGATGGGCTGGCGAAGTCGACCCGGGCGAGCGTTTTCCTGCAGAGCGGGCTCAATTTCAAGCGCAACATGCTCGAGCGCACCTTCATTCCGCATCGCCTGCTGAGCCGGCAGGCGTTCGGCCAGTTCGCGCTGGACTGGCTCTGGTGCGGAAATGCCTACCTGGAACGGCGGCGCAACCGGCTCGGCCAGGCGCTGGCCCTGCAGCCGACGCTGGCGAAGTACATGCGCCGCGGTGCGGATCTGGAGACCTACTTTCAGGTGCGCGGATGGAAGGATGAGCATGAGTTCGAGCGCGGCAGCATTTGCCACCTGCGCGAGGCGGATATCAACCAGGAGGTATACGGGCTGCCGGAGTGGCTGTCGGCGCTGCAGTCGGCGCTGCTGAACGAGTCGGCCACCCTCTTCCGCCGCAAGTATTACCAGAACGGCAGCCACGCCGGGTTCATCATGTATATGACCGACGCGAGCCAGAATGAGGCGGACGTCGACGCGCTGCGCCAGGCGCTCAAGTCGGCCAAGGGGCCGGGCAACTTCCGCAACCTGTTCGTCTACGCGCCGAACGGCAAGAAGGACGGGCTGCAGCTGATCCCGGTGAGCGAGGTGGCGGCACGGGATGAGTTCGGGTCGATCAAGAACATCAGCCGCGACGATCTGCTCGCGGCGCTGCGCATCCCGCCGCAGCTGATGGGCATCGTGCCAACCAACGCCGGCGGGTTCGGCTCACTGCGCGAGGCGGCGGAGGTTTGGGCCGTCAACGAGCTGGAGCCGATCCAAGCGCGACTGGCCCAGGTGAACGAGTGGCTGGGGGATGAGGTGATTCGGTTCAAGCCGTTTGAGTTGCCGGCGAAGAACTGATCGCCGCCCCGCGCCACCAGAAGCCGCCCTCGAGGCGGCTTTTTTT